CTTGAACCAATTTCATCAAAAACGTCCATATTCAATTTGAAAGCATAGTTTGCTTCGTTGATAATCAGTTCACCATCAGACCAAGTGATAGGAAGATTATCCAAGGCGGTTCTATACCTATTTTTGAAATGGCCTGCACTAGAGATATTCTCAAACTCATAGAAAGCAAGTCCTTCTCCATTTAGACCCATTGATTTATTTGCAATATTCTTCAGTATTTGACCACCAGACAAGTCACCAAGGTAACGTGTATAATGATGTCCTACTAAGAACTTAGCATTAATCTTTTTAACTCTTGCAACGTAATTCTTACAGGCATCTGTAGGAGAAATGATACTTCTCCAATTTACACCCCAGTAAAACTCACAATCCTTTTCCAGAGCAGGCACACGTTTGAGTTCATCAAATGCTATGGGTGCAATGAAAGGATCATCTTTATATTTTTCTACCTGTTCTTCAAGAGCAGTGTATATAAAGTAAAAATCTGCAATCAGTTGTTTGTAACTCTCCTTACTTACCACACCAGCGAGAAAATTGGTAACAAACCCAGTATTCTCTGCCATTGAGTGAGATTTAGAAGTGTCCTTTTTTATTTTTTTAGAAAATGTGGTTAAAGTCATAATTTCATTCTACATCATTTTTGTCTTCTTGTCTAGGGGGATGGAGAGATTCATCTATTGCTGGATGAAAAGAGTACTCATTGTTCCATTTCAACCTAGTATTGTTCAATTCATGTTTTTTGTCCTTTATGAAGCCATCTAAGACTTTTTCGACAAGTGATTTAATTTTCTTTAGCATCGAGATAATCCACAAATAAAATACCTTCTAAATGATCCATTTCATGCTGAACCACTCTGGCAGCAAGACCATCTAATTTCCATTTCTTATATTTACCATCTTTATTTTGGAAGTTTACTTTTATTGACTTAGAGCGTAAAACTTCCCCATTTTGGTCTGGAACACTCAAACACCCTTCATCCAGTAATACCTTTTCTTCGCTTTTCCACGTTATTTTGGGATTTACCATCAAATGAGCATATTGACCATGTTCTTCAGTAGTCTCATCTACTATAATGACTCTTTTATTAATACCTATCTGTGGTGCAGCTAAACCAATACCATCTGCTGTCCACATCGCCTGGCACATCTCTGCATAGAGTTTTGCCATCTCATCTTTGTCAAATTCGACTTCTTCTGACTTTTGCCTTAAGCATCTGTCACCAATCGTTTTAATCTTCTTCGGGGAAATCATAAGGACCGTTTAGTTTACGTTCATGTTCTCTTTCGTCAAGAACCTCATTTATGAGGTCTTTCAATTCTTGTTTTAATTCTGGTTCTAACACTACATTCCTCTCCAGAAGTCGTCTACTGGTGGTGCAGCATTTCTGGATACCATGTATAATGCTACATTACAAAAAAACCATGTAATGTTTGTATACCAGGCTTGTCTCCAACAATACCTTCTATTTGTTTGCACAATAAAAAGGTTAGTTTCGTTGTTTTTGACAAACTGTTCTAAAATTAATGAAATTACAAATCCTATTGCAAAAACATAAAATAGCAGATTTAATAAACCCGCCGCTGAAAGTAAAAAACTAATCATTTTCTAACAAAAATACTGTTGTCTTCATCATCCTCATCTTCGGTATTTGCTTTAAATACCAAAAGTTCTTCACCTGATTCTATGTCCCTCATTTCGGGATGTAAAGGTCTTCTTTCTACTGGTTTGTTTATGGACTCTATGGATATTGTGGTCATTTTCCACATAAAGGCAAATGTTCCGCCTGCGACAGCAAAGAAAAACACTGCATATATGAAAACTGTTAAATCATTCATCTAAAACCTGATTGTAGTATTCGTTGTATTGGGACTTGTCTAACTTTATCTATAACACTTGTTTCCACTCTCTCAGCGATTCTTTCGAGGATATCTATGTCAATATTCATAAATGGTGGAATGATACCCAATAGTCTCAATAATCCATCTACAAATAGTGCAAGAGCGGTGAAACCGAGAATCATACTAATAATAGTAGCATCTCTGTTATGCTTCCGCATTGACTCTTCATCAATTCTTCTTGCTTCAGCAACTGCCTCTGCAATGAGTTGATCTACTTCATCTTTGGTATAGGCATACCTTCTAATTTTTTCTTCTGTCATAGAAATATCTAAAACATCACTAACTGGAAAGTCTTTTAAAAAGTGACCCTGTGGCCCAAAAAATTTGGGGACTTTTTTTTCCAGCTTTTTTGGAAATGAAAGCTCATTTTCGTTTCGGCTAGTACCTGTCTGGGATTTGGTCATAACTTTCTCTGTAGTCAAGTGGTCTCGCTTGTCGGATACAACCTACTGCTTTTTCAAACAATTCTGAAGTAAATTCACCTTGTATTCCGATCAACTTTATTAGAGTGTATTGAGAACTAGTCTCAACGTGTTCTATTAAGTATGTATTTCCTTTGATGAGTTCAGAGGGTGGCACATCACCGACCCCTGACCGTAAAAACTCAGGAGTGTTACCTTTGTAACGGACTTGATCGCCTATCTTCATATTAGTTTACCTATGTGGATTGTAATAAGTCACAACCACTAAAGTTATAAACATGATAAGCAGTATTGCATAAAATGTAATTACCATAATTTTGAAAGATTACTTATACTATATCGTCCTCTACATCATATGTCAAGGGATTACCTAGACTTTTATAGTCTAATTGTTGCTTGAGAAATTTAACTTCCTCTTTTAATTTTTTGTTTTGTTCTTCTAAGAACTCGCAGTGCTCTGCGTAAATGATTATACTCATAGGTAATAGAAAACCCACCTTGCGGTGGGTCTTATAGGGTTCATTTTTTTATGTTATCTTAAGATTTCGGTACATACTTTTCTACAGTAATTGTCGTTGCAATCGATCATGCAGTCAAAGTACTCGTCGATTAGTTGATCCTGATTGGGATTGTAGTCGTCGTGATGAATCCATTCTGCCATTTGATTACTTGACATTCTGTTTCTCATAACTTTCCTCCTATAGAATGGGGCCTTGACATAATAAAGAAAACCTTTAGATCATCGCCTTGTCCTTAATTCTATCACTATTTAGAGGTAGCGATCCCAAAATTGTCAGGATCTTAACACTCTGTAGTTAGGAAAATCTACCTATTTACTAATCCATTTCGTACATCATTGCCAAGAATACTCCTGTAATGGCAATGGTTCCTGACAATAGTACTACTGTCGTGTGTATTGTGTCCAATCTTTTTACTTAACATAACGTAATATTTATCTACCAATCATCTTCCACTTGTTGTATAGGGCAAGGTGGTGCTGTCCTGTGGTGATTAACATGTAATAACTCTATGGATATAAGAGAACAAACTAAGATCATATTGATCTGAAACAACGGATGCTTGAGTAGATTCATTAATAAAAAAACCCCTACGATATGTAGGGGTTGATTGTCTGTTACTTTCTATAAAGTAACTGTACCTCAGCAGATATGATTGTGAGAAAGATAGCGGATGCTATCATTATCTCTGCTGTAACAATCACTTAGCAGTGTGTGCGATACCACGATAACGTAGTTCGACCTCTTTTTTCTGCTGAGCTGTTTTGTTGTCGGTGTCGTATACAACACCACGGTATGTGACTTTTGCCATTTGGTTTCTCCTAAAGTAGTTGGATTTTAAGGCCCCGTTCCTTTAGCGAACTTTTGCGTCCCTTTCGGGATGAACGATCCGTTCCGAGTCGGCTTACTTGCGTCCAATGATATAAGCATCACAATCACCTTCGACTTTCGTGCGGAAGTAATCAATAAGATACTCCTGAGCATCAGATCCAAGACTCTCATCGCTGAGAACCTCAATTCTGTTTTGATTCCACTCTGAACATGACATATCCCAATGGAATGAGTTATGTTCAGCGAGGAGTGATGCCAGTAGTGTGAGTTCTATCATTTGGATGAACGATGTGTTTATACTAACACATATATTTCTATTTAGTCAAGTATATTGTAACAAACGTTACCTTCTTGATACAGTTTTCCGTATCTTAAGATTTACTTTTGATTTCATCACCTATTACTATGCTGTCCAGACCACTTTCATAATAGAGAGCTAGAGCATCTCCTAGTCTCCCAGCTATAGGTCTACCACCTTTGTTCAAAGAGGTGTTGAGTATAACAGGAGCACCAGTTAACTTTTCGTATTCCTGTAATAACATGAAGTAATCTTCCTGTGATTCATTGACGGTGTTGATTCTACATGTTCCGTCTGCATGAGTGATAGTTGGAAGTCTGTCTGGTTCTAATACATCAGTAACATATAACATGTATGGACTAGGACCATTCCAATAGAAATACCTTGATACTTTCTCTTCTAATACTGAGGCACCAAAAGGTCTAAATGGTTCTCTATGTTTTACCTTATTATTAAGATAGTCTTTTCCATGAGGGTCATAAGGAGTCATAAGAATACTTCTGTTGCCTAACGCACGAGGCCCTATCTCTCCATGTCCTTGATACCATCCAACTATCTTTCCTTGTGCAAGTAACTCAGCAGTATCTTTGATCGTTTTTGTGGATGGTCTACTAGTTGGTGCTTGATCATCTTGCATGAAAGGGAATCCTTCTGTAGGAAGAGGCATCAAATTATGTTCTCTTCTTAGAAACTCTATCGCACCAAGACTCAGACCTTGATCGTATGCGTGTGGAGGTATGACTAGATTAGGTATCGCATCTTTCAGTACCTTATTAATGATAGTATTCTGTGCCACACCACCAGAGTATCCTACAATATCATCTGGTTTAATAAACTTTTGAAAGTGTTTTAGATATATCTGTTCTGTATATTCATGTGCTGTGTGAATATAGTCCATGATATATTGTTGGTCATTCAAATGATGATCTATCACCATGAAATCCCACATCTTATCTAAAGTATCAACATCAATCCCTTCATTGTTAACGTCTGCATTATGTTTACCAAAGGCTTTCAATGCCATTATCTTCCCTGCCTGATCAAGATAGTGTCCGCCTAATTGTAATGCAGCACCCATCCTAGTCATAATAAATCCAAGACTAGGGGAACCTTTCTCCGTAACCTTACAATCACTTGGAGTCTTTCCATAGTCTATGAGTTTATCGTCTCTCCATACACTACGATACATCCAATCATCGCCAAATCCATCAAAGACGAAGTGTATATTGGGTTTGACCTTCATGGGCCAGAAACTTAATGTATGTGCATAGTGATGATCTATTCTATGAATAGGGCATCTAAATCCTATGTCTCTGAAAAAAGGTATCTCTATTACTTCTGTTATTTTCTGAGAATTGATAGTGATGGATTCATGTACAACACCCATCCTTTTGTATTCACTTCCAGCACAATCCATGATGATACAAACACCATCAACAAACCAAGGTTGAATATTCCAATCCTCTAGTATTCTTGTCCACTCATATATCCCATCCTCAAAACCAACATGCTTACATTGATAATCTCTTTCAAAAGATCTGTACCTTACGGTCTCTCCATCATAGTATGTTACGTTTGCATCATGAGAGTCTAATCTTAGACCTAATAATTTCATGCGACCCTACGGCTCAAATTTTTACCCGAATTTTTTTTCCAGCTTTTTATGTTTTAAAAGCTGATTTTACACGCCAGGTGGCATTGATGGGTCTGACATAGGAGCACCCATTCCAGGCATACCATAACCACGATCCATTCCTCCTCCCATGCCTGGAGGCCCTCCCATAGGTCCTCCCATTGTGCTTCCAAAGTTCCTATTGACACCACCGTCTTTCATCTTATCGAAACCATGTTCCAACTTATGTTCTTCCATAGTTTTCATCATAGCATCAATAGACTTCTCTAATTTATTAACCTTAGCGATTAATAGTTCTAAGTAATCTCTATCTTCCATGTTGTGATTTGTTCTTTATAATGATACAGTTGTTAGCATAGTCTGGAGTGAACTCCAAGACATCATCAGATGGCCAATCCATCTCTTCATAGAGAGCATTGAGTCTGTCCATATCTTCCCAAAGATCATTGATATGTTCTTTAGGTGTTGATCTAAACCAATCCTCTTCTGGTTCTAAGTTTCCGTGCATCTTTACCTCCCTTGGAAATAGTGATTGATGACTTCAATCTTCTCATGTGCTTGTGCAATAGAAGTAATTTCTGTTTCTATTGCCGCCATGATGTCTGGATGTTCTCCAATACCTACAGGGTAGGTAAGATAAACTTCGACATTCTGTTTATGTTTGGCGATTAAACCTTCATAATAACGAATTTGTGACTTAAGAATGTCGTCACGCAAGTGAATCATAATTAAACTAAATTGTATTCTTGTAAGTATTTAACAGTGTCGGCAGCACTACCAATAGTATATGCGTCAACTGTAACTTGAGGGAAGGTAGATCCCTCTCCAAACTGAGAGTAGAATTCTTTCTTGTCGAAGTCTTCGTCAAGTTTATATTCTACAAAGTTTAGTTCTGCTAATTGTAACACAGAAATAATCTTCTCGCAATAGTTACATCCTAATTTTGAGTAAACGGTAAAATTCATACTGTTTGAAACCATTCTTTGAGTGTTGTTTGATAGCCTGACTCTCTACTAGGAGGTTCTTTGATCCCCTTCATCTTCTTGTAATCGTTGTGCATCGCTTGGAGTAACCATGCCTGTGCTAGTTGATGAGGACCCTCCTTCAACAACTGGATTTGAAATTTCGACAGACCAGCCTTCATCTCCAAATACTCCTGTCTCCACAATGTGTGGGGTGCTTTCTCTGACATCTTGTTCCTCCCAGATTTGTTTGATTTGTTCTGATTGTTTATCAATATCTCTCATTGCATTGGCAACTTTGACATCGATCCACTTACCTTTTAACCATTCAATGAATCCTAATGCAAGGTGTTGTACAAATGGGTTCTTAAATTTCTTTTTTACCCATCTCTCGGCTTTATCGTACCAAGGGTCTACGCCGTCCCCGAAGGTTGTCTCAAAGGAGAATAGCACCGATGATAAATCCTTTAGCGAACGATATACATTTCATTTGATAGTCTGATAAACCAAACTTATCTTGAAATTTCTTTGCCATCTTCTTATCCCATTCCTTTACATGGTACAAAGCATGTACAACAGGATTCATCTTCTCGTGATTATCGCAAGACATAATCTTATCTTAAAAAAACTATTTAGATTATATCATCTCAATCTAAAAGTGTAAATGTGTTTGCCTGGCGTGTTCACATAATGTGCATCTCCTGACTCCAGTGCGTCTCTTAATTTCTGTGCAAAAGGTTTTAATACATTCTTATACTTTGTTCTGATTGCCTTATCATGATAAGTTTTATCTCCATATTTTATGAGTCTGCCTGGCGATGTTAGTCCTTCATGTTTGAAATTTGTTGCACGATATATGACTCCTGTATGACCGTGGTATGCGTCTGCATATGAAACAATGATCTTGTGGTCAGTATTCTTTTTCAACCACCTCTGAGTCTTTCCTATGAAGTAACTCTCCGTACACTTAGGCGTGTCATCTATACAACATAGTCTCCTCAGTTCAATGACATCACTCTCACTCTCTCCATACTTTCTCCACGCATTTGCCATACCTAGTGGCCCGTATATCATTGCACCTATCAAATGATTATCACAATATAATCCAAACACATGAGATATTCTCAATCCATTCACACTCTTAGAGTAGTGCCATGATTGTATAAAATCTCTGACGACCTGTATATTAGTTACCTTTACATCAAAATCTGTTACCTTCTTATCCGAAGGCACTTCATAATCATATAACAATTCTTTCAACATAAGAATATTATACCACAAAAAAAGACCCCTGTGAAGGAGTCTTGTAAGTTCCGATTGTAGACATCGCACGAAAGAATGTCAACATTATTTATAGTGCGTTACCTCTTGGTAATACTTCCTCTGGGAACACGAAGTTCTCGTGTGGTTGGTCAACAGATGACATCCATGCTCTCATACCTTCAT